TTTCGTTCTAAGTTGATCTAAGAATACTCTTATAAAAGAGTACAAAATGGGAGAACTTAACCCTAAACTCTCATCTTTTTAATCTTGATATGAACACTTATAAAATAAAGTCTTGTTTTTCTATACTTAATATAGTAGCCCAATAGCAAGCTAGTCAGAATCGACCGAAGATCCTTCATCATCTTTATGTTCTAAAATGTGATCAATTATCGATCGTTTGTTTTTTGTTTTCTGTTTAATTTTATTTAGATATTTATCCCACATATCCATGATAATCACAGCACCTCCCGATATTGGTCGAGATAACCATCCCTGTGGTCCCCACTTGAATGTTACGAGTGAGTCTGGTACAGCAGCACATTTAATAAAATCTTCACCAACACTAACAAAGAAATTTGATCCATCAAACGCGTACCATTTATCTTCACCTAATGAGCGTCGCAAAGCTACAGTTTTAGCCCCATACCTTAATCGGGGTATCGATAGCATAGAACCAAGCATATAGTCATCACCACCGCTCACGAACAATATCATAGTTTTTGCTGATTTTTGTGTAGAACATGCAATCGTTATAGCATCATCTTGATAATTAATAGCTCCAAAATGATGCAACGGGATAGCTTCTAAATCATGGAAATACGGTAAAGTAACATCTGCCGGAAAAAACTTTAATATCAGGGAAATATGCGAAACCCTTATAAGCAGATGACAAATCTTCGAGCTCAGTGGATGCACCATTTAAAGGACATTTATTATATGTATCTGTTGCCCTTGGCAATGAAGATAATGTAGATACATAGGCAGTAACTTGTACAGTATCATTAACTAAGACATGAGCCCGAAACGATCCTCTGGCAAATCTATATGCAGCTGTAAAATAATGTATCGGAGCTAGCCAAAAATTATCGTTATAATCAAAAGCATTATAATAACCATAAGGAGTGTATTGCCTACCAGAGATATTGTTAGTATCTGTTGATTTAGATTCATATTTATCAATAGGCGTTAGCATATTTATTAGTTGCTTTAAACTTGTATAAACAACAGACCCGGCATCACCATATAAGCGTTGACGATGATCTTGGTCACCAAAGAAAATTGGCGAAACTTCTTTCAAACATGCGGCTGAAGAGGCTGGAATTGTACAACTATCCTCAACTTCACCCTGAGTGAGTTTCAAATCAGGTGCTACTCTAGATGTTGATGATCTAACAAAAGGATCATTAAATTGAAAATCATTACAAGGTGTTACAAACACTTGTATATATATTGGTGTAACCGTCCCAGCAGCATTAGCAGATGTTAATGGATTAACCACCGTCAGCCCAATCACACCAGAAGTTTCTGAATCTTTCATCCAATTCTTTATCGTTTCGTAGGGTACCTCAATGCTAACATCAGAAGTTTGATTAATATCCCACAGTATATTTCGCAAATGACTACTTTGAATCAAACCCGCCGCATCTTCAGTTGGATAGTTACCAGCCTCTCCTGGTTGATACCAGATACGCAGTCGACAACTATGAAATGCAGACGTAACTGCACTAAAGTGTATTCGAAAAGATCCTCTCCATCTTTTAAAACACTGTGCAACATAACATACGGGTAAGGGATATTTAGAACCAACACCATCAGAATGACCCTCACCACTAAATTGCATGTAATGTGGGTTAAGCAACAGTTTCATCAGATGTTTGCCTTTTGAGTATGACGCTCCTGATCCTAATTTTATTGTATCCTTCAAAGCTGGTCGGCCAATAAACGTATTAATATTCATATCATTTCCATATTGGTTCACAAAACTACCAGATTTATCCAAAGATGCTGCACTCGAAGGACCGAGCACTATAGTATTCGGACAATCCTCTATTTTATTATATAATGGTTGACGAATTTGCATACTATTAGTTACACCAACATTAGGTGGAATAGAACATCCAGCAGGAAATAAATATTGCGCTGAATCCTTAATAGCTTGTCCAGTACCAATGATAGCATTTCCAATACCGCGTGTAAAACCCTGCGCAGCTTTAGACGCTACTTGAACTCCCCTCTCACTCAATAACACAGCTTCAGCAGACTGAGCAGTAGGGACATTGATCGAGTATCCAGCGAATCGCGGTTTCTTAAATCTAGCTAAGATTGTAATTTCCGCAGGACCAACTGTCGCACCCGAACCTGCTAATGAAGCCATTTGCAGAGGAGCTGATACATATGATTGAACTGTAACCATATTTCCAACCCCTGTTGAAGCGATTTTATTGATAGATAGTTGATTATACACATGACGATAGGGTATAGTAAATTTAATTCCCTGATTGATACCAGCACTCAACTGATACCATTCTGGCCATGTAAAAGCGTTAGCAGCTTTTAAGTAAGCATCGTTGGACTCGGTCGTTCTTAAAGTTTGTACACAAAAGACTAACCGACCATAGTGGAACTTTGTGCTGTTACACACAATCTCAACTTCAATATCAGGTCGAAAAAACTGAATAAGAGCCATTTTATTAACCAATGGACTCTTAAATAAAGCTTTTGGAAATTCCCAAGAACCAAAATCACTCCAGATCGTTTGAGTGCTAGTCCATTCTTTATTATCCACAACTATAGGTCGTTCAAAAAATTCATCATGTGTACTCAACATATTACTATTTAAGAATCGCGGAATAGCAGATATAAAAGTTGGCGGTTGATGAGGTCTTGCTTCGTCTAACTGAGTTGTAACATCTCTTTGAATTACGTTGACCTCAGCTAAAGACGGATCATTAATAGCAGCAGATTCGTTTGGTAGCATTTGACCAGTTTCGATCTCAGACTGAGCTACGGGATGGATAATCTTTTTACAATCCGAGAAAATTAAAATAAGTGATTGTGCTCGTGATAATAAATCGAGTGAATATTGGTTGTTAACTGTATGTTTAACTATCGCTCTAGATACAGCTCTAGCTACTCCACGTATACACGGTTCCATTTGTTTAAGATAGTCCATCATAGCTAAATAAAAATCAAATTCATCTTCTACTTCAGATTGTGCTTTTGGTTTACGCACTATTTGTTTAGTTGTGCTTCTAACATTTCCTTCATGCGTTTGTGCTTGTGCAGTTCGTTGATAAGAGTTAGAGTTAAGAACTATTAATCTAACAATTTCCTTAAAGTACGTCTTACACGCCCTAACTACAATTTGCATTAACTAACTAATTACAGGATATAACTAACTAACTACGATCAAATTGTTTTTAAAGGGAAAGATTTTGCTTATGATTTGCTAGAAACTAACCTAAAGTCAGCTTCTAACAAATTAAATTTAATTTGTTCACAATAAGCAAATGAGAACAAATCTTGCGGTTTTATTACATACCCTTGGTTTTTAAGTAAAACACAATATTCTGCATATTTATTACGTAAAAGGGTATACTCCTGTTTTCCATAATTAGAGATTTCTAAAAGAGAGCTGTTAAAACGATTTAACTGATCCACCATATTGTCAGGATCCGATTCACTCCAACGAGCTATCTCATAAATCACATCGTGATCCAATCGAGGGAGATACAACCGCAAAGTATTATCCCAAAAAAATTTTCTCTTCAAAAAAGAAACTTCCTGTATAGTATACCAAGTGTCTATTATCTCACCTTTTGTAGCTGATGTGTAAACTATGCCTAGCATAGCCATTGTTTCTTTATGGTGTTTACATGTCAATTTAGGTAACACGCGCTTATTAACTGCGGTGTTATCATCGTCACCAAAAAATTTTGGTCGCACGTGAGCTGAAAATAGATGTAATTCATATCCCGCACGCTTCATCGACAATCGTATAGCAAACATCCCAGTTAAGTTGTTAAATATGGTTGTAAGAAAAATTCCACTCTTGTTACCTTGAATAGACATATAAACTACATCACCATAAATATGTAAAGAATTTAAAAAAGTTGCAAACAACACTCGTCGAATTAATTGGTTTTCATCATCATCATCATACCAGTCATTAATCGCTTTAACGCTCCACATTCCCATAGGTTGTCCTGCACTAGCATCAAAATTTTCACCATCACCATTTAACATTCCAAGGTCGGCTGGTTCAGCTATTTCAATTTGTTTTTTAATCATATGAGTCCAATCCGCAGAATTTGCGTTTATCCCAACTGCCGATTCCCCTTCAAGATATGTTGCTTGCATATGACATACAAACATACCAAAGTATTTTCTCATAACTAAATTTAAATCTACGGGTCCCAATTGAAAAACACGCGTTTTACCAGCTTCTACTTTGGCTAATGGTCGAGTTTCGTCCTTCAATGTATCAATAAAGTACGTTTGTTTAATTAAACCTTTTTTCGCCATAGCAATTCGTAAATCATAATGTGATTTTAAAAACTTTCCCATTACATATTTTCTTGGAGCTTCACACACCACTTCAAAGAAAGGATGTTTACCAGCAGTATTATCAAGAAAAACATAAGGATAACCTGCGGACGTTGCCATCTCGACGGGATTTAGTAACCCAAAACCATTTACCACTTCATCATCTGTTAATAATCGTGGATAATACGGTGATCTCCAGGATTTTATAGTTTCTGTCATATGTGTAACTATTTCATCACAATAACTATTTGGAACCATAGGACTTACTTTAACCATTTTCTTTAACCCCAGCAAGATAGGTGAAACTTTGGTATCATTCACCTTAAATGGTCTTAATCTTGCAGGTGCAGTTGTTGCTGGTCCAAAATCATTTGCCATAATATCATACACAACACTCTTAGATAATTTTGACCGCCGCGGTAACGTAACCAAAGGTTGTTTATCTACTCCAAATTCGGGTTCTACCAAACGGGGGAGTTGCCCACACACCATCAGTCCCAATTTTTCCAGATCTCGTGATCTTTCTGAGTCGATTGGTGCAAATTCTAATGCTACCGGTCGGATAGGTTCTTGATCTTTATAAAAATGAACAAATGCTTCTTCTATATCTTCTTTGTACAGGATAGAACCCAAACCATAAGCGCACGAAGATTGACCTCCAGTGTGCAAGCCCATGATTTTACGACAATTAAGAGCGGAATCAGAATTAAACAATAGCATACCACAGTCACCACCAGCAGTTTGACAATCCCAATATTGTATACATTTGGGTACACAAACCATACGATTTTCCCATTTGCCACCGTACAGTGGATCTGGTTGACTATGTTGTTCATATTGAGTAGCTGTATACTCAGCTCCAGACACATGCATAGTGTGGATACTATTACTTGTTCCTTTATACCCATACAAATACATATCGTACAATGTAGGTTTATCATTAACCGAGATAAAAAACTTTTTAAGATGTTGTTTTTGTACTAAATTTTTTATTCGTACAAATACTAAATCAGCACTATGTTCATAATCCAATTGAAAAAACTCTAAATTTTCCCAAGGTATTGATTGTTTTAGTTTTTCATTCCAAGATACCAATATCTTAAATTCATGCCCAAAACTAGTATAGTATTTCTGCATCTCTAACCAACGAGCATAAAAATGGTGTGGTAACACAAATATATCAGACCCAACACAGAGCCCACTACCAAAAACGCGTGATGCTGCTAGCATATCTTGCCCAGAATAAACTTCCATAGAAAATTTACACATTGAATTTTGCACTATATTTTCTATGTTAGCGTTCTGCACATCATATGCCTGAGTTGTTGCTCCTTTTACCATCTTTTTCCGAACTATTTGTTTCACTGCAGATTTATTGTTACCCTCCGCCGTTTGAGCGGTGGGCACTATTAAACCATCAACTTGAGTTTGTTGACTGTTAGTTTTAGCATCTTCACTAGTATCCGTTCCTACAGTTGTTGTAGTTTGGGCTTTATAGACACTATACTGGTAACCAGTTAAAAAATCATAATAAAAACGAATACAACGGTACATCATATAAAAAGATAAAAAGGTTGTTAACAAATTTTGGATTTGTAAAAAATGTGGTAGTTTATGGTTCCATTCTTGAAAACGCATATAAATCTCAGACCAACCATACTTTAATTTATTTTTTAATTTTTCCCAAAAACCCTGTTTTTGAGAAAGTTTATACCAGTGTGATCCACCAGTAATTTCTATAGCCAAAATAACTCGCATATGCATATCCTTAAATTGAGTGGAATCTTCATATACTTGGTCAATATTTTTTCCTTCCCACGTCCAAACAAAACCATGGTCGCACTTTTCACCACCACCAAAATCATTACTGCCTCTTGTATGGTGAAAATTCTTTATACCATGGTGATTGTCTCCAATTAAATCAGGAAACATATGTGTTATATTACGTCTCACAGTTTCTGTAACTTCTGCTACATGGACACCAAAAGGTATCTCCTCTACAGCATCAAACCATGTATCAGGTGAACATAATTTCATTTCTCTTTTGACTTGCGGTTCCTCCGGATTAGCATCTTCAAATGGTACTTCTGTTGTTGTTCGTGGCTGTGTACGTGGTGGAGGTGGATCATCTTCATAAATAAATTCATCTTCAGAACAAGAATCGTCATCAGTTTCACCTTGAGTAAATAGACGCTCAAAATGATTATATAATCGATCTTTAAACTGTCCTTGTGTTTGTTTATAAGCAGAAGCCATATCAACCAATCGAGCCATTCCTGATTTTAAATCCTCTAACGCCACGAGGGAACCATCATTAGGGTCTGTAAATTTCATCCAATACATGTCTTCAGGAAACAAAAGTTTATCTTTCAATTCTTGAGTGTTTGTTGGGTCGATTACGAATTCATACCCTATACATTTTTGTGGGAAATCTTTCATCTCTTTTTCCAAGACAAAATCATTTATTCCAACACCACATTTTTTCCGATATTTGTTATTCAAAACCAGATTTATGCAAACATTGCGTCTAGCATAAAGATGGGCGCCTCCAGACCAACATTTATTAGATATAAAAGTTTGGTTTAACATCTCATCCTGAGCATTTGATATAACAAGCTCACTGTTAAAATAAACTCCATGTTTACGTTCAAAAGCCATATTTAATGGGTAAACGTTATCATCTACCACATTGGTTAATTCCATAACAGCTGCGTGCATGGCATCATCTTCAGCATAATTTTGAAACAAATCGTTATACCACAGAACTGGATGTCCATCGTAACCTTCCCAATACTCTTCACCACAATTTCTAAGATATGTATAATTTGTATAATCTTCATATTTGGTGATTAACCCTAGACTTTTTGCTAGTACATTAACAATATAAGGTTGTATTACTGCACTTTTTCCGACTCGCGGCTCTCCATACAAATATACCCAAAATGGTTTTGTACGTCTAGGAGCTAGTCCTGAGCGTAAATGATCTGGAACCTTGTTCACAAGTCCTTCCATTGTTTTAAGCATAATTCGCATATAAGGTAAAATTTTAGGTGGTGCTTTATATTTATCCACTTTTTTATTCATCGTAGCTTCTAATTTGTAGAGTTTTTCATACAATTTTACTACTTTTTGAGCGCTCTCTTTATTAATCGTACATTTTAGATCGTGTTTTTCGTCTTTCATTTGTGTGTACTCATCAATAATATCATTTAAACCATCTTCTTTTAAAAACCACGGCAAAATACCGTAGTTCTTTAAAAGTTTATCTCCAATAAAATTGAAGAACTTTTCAACAATTCTAGTGATAAATTCGAAAATAGTTCCTGCTCCACGAATGTAATCAGAAACTAATTTTATTTTTTTTGAATTCAAATTCATATTGTTAAATGCATCTTGAGGTATATCAGTAAATAAACCTTTAATTATACCAACAGTTAATGAAAAGAATGAGCTAATAAACCCACTCTGATCGTCACCTTCTTGTGCTCGCACCCCACTCATTCCCTCGATAGCTCGAATCAGGCCAGATACAAAAACCTGGATTCCGGTTGTAAAACTCGGAATAATGAGGGTCATCAGTGCAACAATAGTTGTAACATTACGATTAGCAGGATTAGACAGTATATAGCAAACAGAACATATTTTACCTACAAACATCAAAATATCCATAAGCTTACCCATATTTTCCTTTTGTTGTTGAAACCAAGCCTTCATATCTTCGATGCTTCTTGTAATTTGTTGTAACATTTGTTCTAATGTCATAGCTGCTTGATTGATTGAATTAGCAGCAATATTAGAGTCTCTTATTAAATTAGATATTTTCTTAGGAAATGAAAACACATCCCCTAAAGCTTGAGCAACCGCATGACGCGATTTTCCAGCATTACGAAATTTTTTATCTTTATCTAACATTTGAAAAGGATGTTGGACACCATGATTTCGTCGTAATTTTAACATCATATCATAAAATTTTTTATACCACCCATTAGAGTTTCGCATATATGTTATTTCCCAATGTTGGTCAACCATACGTATCAAAAATCGAATCTCTTGAAAAAACAATCCTCGCGGTAGACCATCTATATGTTTGTAAAATTGAGGTATATCAACGCAATAACCATTGCTAGTTGCAATAAGGTATTTAGGTACAGTAAATTTCGACATAATGGTAATTTTATTAAGTAATTAATTCGAGTTAAGTAATGAGTTTAAAGTTTAATTTATTTAAATTTGGCAAAGTTTATAAAGTCTGATAGCAAGAAAGTTGTGATAGCAGTATAAGTCGTCTAATTTGAAGAGGGTGGAAGTTTTTACGGTACTTCCAGGGGGTTGCCCACCGAGTAGAAGGGATACTAGCCCGTGCATTGGTTCCGGAATGTGAGTTAAAGGGTCCACACCCGAACTAACAACGTATAAAATCAGCTGGAACTAAAACGATATACTTGTATACCGAATTATGCCTATTTAACGTTCTGACATTTTAAGTTCCTCAAACATTTAATTTCTCCCAATTGAGCTTTGTTGGCATAGATTTATGAGATCGTTGAAACGTCATGTGTTATCATTAAAGATAGGATAGACTGGTAGTATTGTAGGGTTGCTACGTTAACCAGCTTCTCCACACCGTTAGAACCTCTTACGAGTATGCGAACGCTCGATATTATTGGGCGTCCTTAAGCTTTGTTTGCTAATTTTATAAATTGAGTGCCTTAATGTCACGTTTTATTATTTTTTCTATATATCCCAAGCCTATGGCACTATGAGGATGACTAGTCCCCTCTAGCTGATCTGACGGGAAGCTCCAGTACGAGAGATATATACTTATATACAATTTTGTGTGATCTCAGGCTAAATATAATAATTGATTAAATGAATAATAACAAAATACAAGACTAACTAAGATACTTACCAATATATACATAAGATTTTATGTGTTAAGTTTTGTTTCGAAAAGAAATTATTTAGACCCATACTTGATTATAACCATGGAACTGCAATTAAAGGTGACCCACCTTAGACTGCAGTAATTATAACTTCAGTAACCTCATTAGTTTATCAGCTAACGAGCGGGCCCTCCTAGC